TAAAGAACTTTAAAATTAAGGGTAAGATTACACGCAAGGCAGAAGACACGCCTAACATATCTTACAGATCAAAACTAAACGATTACTCGTCTAACGCTAGTAGTTGTCATATAACAAATATGGAGGAAGGTTAATGGAACAAAGAAGTCAAGCGTGGTATGAAGCAAGGTTAGGTAAGGTAACTGCATCAGGTGTTACCAACATTATGGGATCTAAAACAAAGGCAGAAGGTTATATGCTACAACTGATAGCCGAAAGATTAACAGGTAATCCTCATGAGATACCCATTACACCTGCGATGCAGCATGGCATGGATACAGAAGATGAAGCTAGAAAAGTTTATGCAAAAAAATTTAGTCCTGTAACCCAAGTAGGTTTTGTAGATCATCCTACAATTCCTATGTCTGGATGTAGTCCAGATGGAATTATTTACGGTGATCGTAATGGATTAATAGAGATTAAGTGCCCTCAACCAAAGGCACATACAGATATATTGTTGACGAAAAAAATTCCTCAACAGTATATTCACCAAATCATGTGGCAGTTAAGCTCGTGTGGTGAAGATAAGGAATATGTGGATTTTGTAAGTTACAATCCATCATTTCCTAATGACCTCAAGATGATAGTTATTAGAAAACCTCGTGATAATGATTATTGGATTCCAATGCTTGAGGAAAAAGTAAAAGCGTTCTTAACGGAAGTTGAGAATAAAATTAAACAACTAAAGGAGCTATAAATTTATGAATCAAGTTTATACAACCAATGATTACAGTAAATTTAAGTTTATAGATGGTAATAGAACTATCAATAAATTACATCTAAATAGATTAAAAAAATCTATGGAAGAAAAATATATTGATGTTCCTATTATTATTAATGAGCATAAAGAAATCATAGATGGACAACATCGTTTTTTGTCTGCATGGGATTTAGGTTTACCCATAAAATACATTCAAATTGATGGTTTGAAATTGCAAGATGTTCATCGTCTTAATACCAATACTAAAAATTGGACAGCCGATTCTTATCTAGAAGGTTTTTGTAAATTAGGGCTGCCTGATTATCTTACTTATAAAGATTTTAAAAATAAGTATGGTTTTGGACACAATGAAACAACTGCATTATTAAAAAATTGCAAAAGATTTCATGGTGGTGGATCAAATGATTTCAAAGACGGAACTTTTAAAATAGTTGATTATAGTTTAGCTATAAAAAACGCAGAAAAAATACACATGGTAAGTAAATACTATGATGGATTTAAAAGAAGAGCATTTGTTTATTGTATGCTTGATTTGTTTGAAAATCCTGATTACAACCATGCTGAATTTTTAAATAAATTATCTTTTCAATCAGTAAAGCTACAAGACTGCACAACAGTTGAGCAATATTTATGCTTAATTGAAGATATTTATAATTTTAAAAGAAATAAGCAAAGTAAAGTAAGATTTTATTAATCATATAAGGAGCTATAAATATGGCAGAACAATACGATAACAAAAACAGATTCGTTCTTTTTAAGAATGATAAGCAAGGCGTTGAAGCAAGACCTGATCTTACAGGTAATGCTACACTAGAAGATGGTACGGAAGTTAGGCTATCTGCTTGGATTCGTGAATCAAAAAATGGAACAAAGTTCTATAGTGGTCAGATACAAGCTAGTGAAAGAAAAGCTACTGAAACTGTAATATCAGTAGATCAAATGGAGGATCAGATCCCCTTTTAAGGGGATCTTTTCTAATTACTTGTTACATACATACATTGTAACTTCAAAGCCGAAACGCATTTCTGCAGCAGTTGGTTTAGTCCACATGGTTAATTCCTTAAAAAAGTTAATCAAGGCTAAATTATACCTTGTATGTATGTATTTTCTTATTGATGAATGTATGAGTTGGAGGTCATGATTTGTATGAGATGTATAATCGCAATTGGTACTTACACCGTAATTATTTTATCTATGTGTTACTATGGGTATGTGAATATTAATACAGACAAACATAATTATGAATGTAAAAAGGGTAAACTGTTTAAAAGTGCTACACCTAACAGTTATGTTTTTATAAAGACATTAAGCGAATGTTTTGATGTTAGAGATGAACCTTTAATTAAGGAGTATAAAAATGATTGAAGAAGTAAAACAACCAAGATGGTATATTAGATTGGGTTTAGAATGTTACGATGTCATTAAATTTATGATTCATAAATTATTGCCTCTTGAAGCAGTATTTATGGCAAACCATATGAAATATGCAGCTAGATTTCTTGAAAAATTTGATGACCCCAAACTACAAGAGCAAGATTTAGATAAAGCCAATGAAACATGGCAGTCTTTTTATAAAGAAGCCAAAAAACGATTTGAGCCTAAATCACCATATGTAACAGGTGAATGGATAGATGACGAACTAAAAGATGAAGGATAAATCTGCATTTAATATAGGTATCAAGCCATTTCTATGCCACAAATGTGGTAAGGAAGCTATGTTCTTTGATTCTGATAAGAAATGGTATTGCGGTATGGTAAGTGGCATGGGAATAATGAACTCAAAAGGATATTGTAAAAATGACAGAGAAAAAAAATGAAGATAAAAGAGAAATTAAAGTTCATAACTTTAGGTGGGAGGGTATGCCATATACTATAACTTTCTTGCCAACGGAGGATGGGTGGGACTTTCAACTTATGTTTGAACAAACTTATAAAATTATAACGAAGGGTAAAGTATGAAAAAATTTTTATTATTGTTAATTGCTTTTAATTGTAATGCAGAAATTATTTATACAGAAGATGATGTTGTCATCATAAGTGGTGCGGCAAATTACTCTATTAATAGTGACGGTGATGTATCCGTTACGCCAAGCAAAGATAGTTATACAATGGTTTATGATGATGATATTACGGTTATGTATTCAGACGATCATGGAACATTAGTATATGACGATTAAAGAGAATACATTTCAAGAAGATCTATCTATTGGCTTACAAATAGAAACACAAGTTTTAAATATAATTAGAAAAAAATATCCATCTGCAAGTATCATTAATAAATACAAAGGGTATGATATTTGGATACCAGAAATAAAAAAAGGTATTGAGGTTAAGTATGATGGTAAAAGTAAATATACCGGTAATATTGTTATTGAAATTGAAATGTATGATAAACCATCTGCGTTACTTACGAGCGAAGCAGACATTTGGATCTTTTATGACGGCAATGAGTTTATATGTATAGAAAAAAAATATATTTACTATGCAGTATTTATGGCTAAATTAACTTATGTGGAGTTTGTTGGTAAGGGGGATAATGTATCTAAAAAAGCCTTCTTAATAAAAAAAGAAGATTTATTTAAATATGGTAAACAAATTGATTTGATTTAAGGACTAATATTAAACAAAACATATATACACAAACAAGTGTAAATAGAATCAACGAGACTCCATATACAATATCTCTAATCATCTAAATCCGGTCTGTTGCAATAGATAGAGTCTACGATTAGCTCAACATCTGATCCGTCATCAAAGTAAATAACTAGCGTATCCTCACCAAAGACAACATCTACAGCATCAATCATCTTGCCTGTCATATGCTCGGCAATTTCTTGAATGTCCATAACTTTCCCCTTTAAATGCTGATATTTGAGCCTGAATTTTTCACCTGTGATGCCTTGTTGCTCCTTGACCATTTGCCGCAACTTTGACATTGGTAACGCTGAAAAACGGATTTTATATTGCAACAAGTTCCCCTTTTATGTAAATGTTTACTGCCACATGATGGGCATACTTGATCACTTGTGTAGTGATTATGGTTAGGATGAGTTTTAATCCAACCTAACATTTTGTTGTATACCTTCTCTAATATAACAACATCATTCTTGTTATATTTTTTCATGGTTTTCCATGCAGATAAATCTTTAGCCATGCATTTTAACCATAGCTCATGACCTTCATGATGAACCTTTTTACCTACTCCGAGTGCTTGTGCAACATAATCTAGCTTGTTACTGGGAAACTTAAATCTTGATCTAGAAGTTTTTAATAAATCTATTTCTTTATAAGGTGATGGTGGATTCATGCCATGCAGAATAAACTCTTTGTTAAGAGTTGGTATATCAAATTTACTGCCGTTATAATGAATGACTGCATCACACTCATTTAGAAGCCTGTGGATTCGTTTGATCATGTTCTTATGAGTGTTTTCCATAATAGAATCAAACAAAATTTCTTTTTTGCCTAGCCATTTGGCTGCCCAACACATAACATAACTAGATTCCATGAGTTGGTTTAGACTTACATTTTGATTCCACAAGCCCCATACATGAGCTGTGTTTGGCGATGTTTCTATGTCTAATAGAAGTATCTTCATAGTTTAGTATACCCTAACTATAAAGTAATGTTCCATTTTTATCTATTATTAACGCCTGTTTTCTAGGAGTTCTACCACTCTCTGCGAAAGATATATGAACCCATTGATTATACTCATTAATAACTTGGTCGTAAGGAATATCGCTATCAACAATGGCAGCGACAGCACTATCAATATTATGGTTGCCACTAGGTCTGAAGTCTGCAGCCAACCCTTTGACATGAGCAGATGTGGGTTTAGACTTGAGTATATTGTTAAGCTCAATGCAGCGATAACCACTACTAATATAGAGAGGTGTGCCGAGTAACTTTCTAACATCTTGTAATCCTTTCGCTAATATCATTATGTTATCCATTAGCTGTTCTGGAACTTTATTGTTTATGCCTAGCCTTGTTGCTGTTTCGCTAAACTCTAACTCTTCTAAAGTAAAGTTTGGTGTTAATTTCATTTTCTACGAGCTGACTCTACTAAGCCCCCACCAAAATAAAATCCTACAATAGCTAACATAATTTCACCTAGCCACATTTCGTTAGCAAAGTCTTTAGCTTCAGATACATTAGCCATATCTATCCAACCATACAATGCACCTACCACACCGTTAAGCATAATAAATAAAAACACAGCAGAGAACATAACTGCAAGGTATCTTTGTGCTAATTTAAACGGTGCGTATGCTTGCAATAAATCAATCTTTGCTTTGCTCTTAGCTAGTATTTCTTCTTCTTTAGAGGTGTGCATAGAATCAATAAGGTCTAACCCTTTACTGATAACATCACCACTACCTAATAATTTACCTATAATTCCAAACATATTACCACCAAAAATAATGACAGTTCCATTTAGGAACTTCAATTAATATAAATAAAAGAATTGAGAGGAATCCGTATAAGAATCCCTCCCAAAATGAGTTCATTTTAATAACGACCTGTAAAGCCATCCCATAGGTTATGCAAATGGTGACTTACCCATTTATCCCATACCCATGTCCAAACAGCTAATGCGACCCAATGTTGCCAATCCCATTCCATATTTAACTCCTTAATTGTTAAACCCAACCAGTACACATAAGATAATGTATACTGCTACAAATATCCATAACCCTATTTCTTTCATAGGTGTATATTGGATATAATCACAGCAACACAGATAGCACCAAAACCGCCCATCGCCCCCCATACGAGTTTGTTAAGCATGGTTTCAATCCTGTCCAGTCGCTTGTGAATTGTTGAATATCTTTCTGCACAGAGTTTCTCGTGTGCTAATAATTCTTCGTGCGGTGTCATGTGTTGCCTTTCGGTGCGTTATATAAATTGATTTCGGGTAGTGTAAGTTCTTGCCACATAGTTAATCCATTAAT